AAGTGTTTGCTGCTCCATAAGCCTCTTTTCCAACAGCATACACTTCACTATGATATGGCATTTCTACATTTATTTCTATTATCTTTTTCATTACTTACCTCGCCTATTTTCTTTTTTCTATACAAGTTTCACAATCTGTTTCTGGACAATATATTTCTCTATTATTCCACTTTTTATTTGAAGTAAATTGATGTCCACAATTACATTGATATAGGTAGCTATTACTTTTTATTTGATTTTTACCATTTCTTTTTTTTAGTTTAGGTTTCAATCTTTTATAACCTATATTAATTTTAAAATTGACACTATTTCCCCAATATTGATGTCTACCTAAACCTGTATAAAACATTTTCCAACTTATTTTACAAGCCTTTTTATTATTAGTTTTTGAGTATTTTTTTGCTAATTTAATAATTTCTTTGCTTATTCTTTTTGACATTTATTATCTTCCACCCAATCAGCTATATGCTCCTCAACTCTTCCAAAATTTAAACAATTAGGACATACAAAACCTACAAACATATCTCCAGCAAAATTACCTTGTTCATCTGTCATTTGCCTATAATCTTCTATAATTTCTGTTTTACATTCTTTACACCTCCACATTATTTCCATCCCATTCCTTCATGTTCTATAAATTTCTCATCTAATATTTTTCCACAGTCTCTGCAAACTAGAAAAATTTCATCTCCTGATAAACATTGAAATGTACTTTTCTTTTTCATCCATCCTTTATTTTTATGTCTACAAAATAATTGTTTTAATTTTATTTTTAATTTTATAAAACTCATACATTCCTCCTAATTTGAACATCTTCCCGACATCAGCAAAACGATAAACTATTGAATTTTTAGCATTTTGTTGACTTCAACAAAATGTTTAAAGTACCTCTATTTCTACTCCTGCCCTAACCTTATCAACTTCAAAACCTTTGAAAATTGGTATTACATTAGTAGAATCATCATCTTCTATATATCCATATTCTTGCATCAAATCAAAAATTATTTGTGCAGCATTGATATAGTCAAACTTTCTTCTGCTATCTCTTATAAAATAAAGTTCTATTTTATAAGGCTTTTCCTTGCCTTTTAGCATTTTAAAAAACTCTGTTTTATTAAATCTCCAATCCATTTCTGATTTATCTATATATTTTCTTACAATTTTAGAATTTAAAAGCAACTTTTTACCATTTTTTAAAGTTACAAATTGCTTACTATTTTTAGAACTTGGAGTATTTCCAGCTATAAATATCATTCTTTATTCCTCCCAAAATGATTTACTCTTTGGCTTTCTCTTAGTTTGCCAAGTAAATTTAAACTCTTTTAACATTTCATTAAGCCTATCAGAAATTTTATTAATTCCCTTAAATTTTAAAAACTCAATCATTTCTTCAGCACTTAAATTTGTAGTTATTATCATTGGCTTTTCTGCATTATATCTAACATCAATTAAGCTATTTATCTTTTCTTTTCCCCATTCATCAGATATTTTCTCACTTCCTAAATCATCAATAAAAAGCATATCAGCCTCTTTTGCAGCTTCTAATAATTGACTTTCAATTTGAAAATTATCTTTTATGGTTCTTAAATATCCAGCTAAGTTAAAACTTAACACTGTATAACCATGCTCAGTTAAATAATTACATATGCAGTTTGCTAAAAATGTTTTTCCAGTGCCACAACCTCCTCTAAACAATAATCCATCATTTATTTCAAGTACCTTGTCAAAACCTTTAACATAGTTTTTAATTTTTCTATACAATTCATTTTCTGCCTTATTATTTCCTAAAATTGCATTTTTAAAACTATCTTTCCCAGAATTTCTGCTAGTTATTGATAATTCTTTAAACTTTTCAATTTTAGCTTTTATTCTTGTTTCTTTTTGGCAGGGACATTCAACATATTTAGTTCTGCTTTCTGAAAATTCTAATAGAGTTGGTTCTCCACATTTTTCACATTTAGCTAAAACCTTTGGATCTTTATTTTCTCCTGGTATATTCTCTATAAATTCTTTAACATCTGTATTTTTAGTTATTTCTTCTATTTTTTGAATACTCAATTTATCCTCCTCTCAGGATTTCATCCATAGTTTTTGAGTAGTCTTTTTCTTTTTCTTTTTCCTGGTTCTCTTCTTTCTGATTGATGGAATAGTTATCTCTAAGACAAGCTATAACCCAACCATCAGATTTATTATTTTTATCAGCATATTTAAAAACTTCTTTAATTCTATCTAAGTTACTACAGTACTTTAAGACATTATCTATTTTTATATTTCTGGTTTTAATTAAAAATTTAATTTCTTGTCTTATAACAGCAGCAACATTTTCTTTATTGTTGTTATTAATATTATTCTTATTAATATTATTCTTATTATTTATTATTATTAGAGTATCCTTAGGGTTACTAGTAGTGG